GCGCAGGCCCATCCGGGCAGCAGTGGCGCCAAGGGCGGCGCCGCCAGTCAGCGCGCCGACGCCGGCTTCCGCGACGTACGGCAGGGTGTTGACGACCATCCCGCCGGCGTAGTCGAGCGCGTCGCCGACGCCGCCGATGTCCCTGAACGAGGAGATCGCTCCCTGATCCGCGGCGCGCGCGGCGGCGACGTCCGCAGCGAGAGTGTTGTCCTGCCGGCGCCGCTCGGCCCAGTCTCCAACGCCTTGCAGCCCGAGTGCACGCGCGCCGTGGCCGGCGACGTCGTACAGCCCCGCCTGCCAGCTATCCCACGCCGCGCTGTTGCGGTTGCCCCACTTGCCTGCCTCCAGATTCCCGTAGCCAAGCCGATCAGCCAGCTGGGTCGGGTCGATCTGGTTTTCGGCCGCGACCGACGAGATGATTTCCTCGTCGCTGGCGTCAGCCCAATCCGGGCCAAGCGCGCGACGAAGCTGCGGGATGGACGAGAAGCGGGCCATTAGCGCGGCACGTTGCGAAACCCGGTTGCCGGGCCTTGGTATGGAGTTACGCCAAGGGACCTAAACAGTTCCTCAAGACCAAGGTCGCCCGTCTCTCCCGGTTGGGCAACAAGGGCGCCGCCCAAGCGTTGCGTGAACGTGCGCGGCGCGGCCGTGGAGCTGCTGCCGCCAACGGCCCCTCGAACGCTGCTGCCCCGGCCGGGCAGGTTCAGCTCGACGCCGCTCTCGCCGCCGTAGACCTGACGCCGAGCCACCTCGTACGCGCGGTAGGGGGACATCTTGGTTTTCGGATCGTCCGGGTCCGGCAAGCCGGTAAGTTGCGCCGCTCGGTCCTCGACCACCTTCGGGTCCATCTGCTTCTGGAGGCGGAACCCGGCCGGCGCGTCAGACGTCTGCCAAGTCATCTTCCCGTCGGTCCCAAGGACCGGAACGGAGACCTTGACGTTGCCTTTGTCGTCCGTCCACTGGACCGACTGCCCCATCCGGCCCATCCGGCTGTCGTGCGCGGCGCGCGCGGCCGCGGCGTTCGCCGTGATCGTGGCTGCGTTGCCCATCGTGCGGTGGTGCTGCGACGTGTCGGTGGCCTTGAACGCCTCCAGCTTCATGTTGTTCTCGCGCGCGACCGCCTCGGCGAGGTCTTTGTTGATCGCCGACAGGCGATTCAACGCCGCTGGCGCCTGACCGGGGTACTCCGCCATAGCCTTGATGAGCGCGCGAGCCTCAGCCACCTGCATGAAGTTCAGGGGGATGGTCTTGTCCGCGCCGCCGGGCTGCACGTCGATGAAGCTGTACCCGCCCTTCGGGTCTTTGGTGATGGTGAAGCGAGAGTGGTTGTCGTTGATTCCCAGCCGGTCCTGCTCAACGGCGTTGGGATTCTGGACGGCCTCCTGCATGTACTTGCCGAGGGAGTTGGCATAGCCAACCGCCTCCTCCTGCTGGCCGACACGCAGCCGACCTTCCCGCATGGTCAGCCCGTGCGCCTCCGTGCCTTGGTCGAACCGGGCTTGGTCGCGCTCGTTCTGATCCAGCTCACGCATCATGCGCGCGCCGGCCAGCGGGTTGCGGCGGGACACCGCGCCGGCCATCTGCGCCTGACGGGCGTACTCAACCTGACGAGGGTTCAGCGCGCCGGCGCGGCGCTCGCCGAAGAAGTCCGTCACCTCTCCCGGCCCGATGCGCCCGACCTGACTCGGGTCAGCCTTCGGCGTGACGGTGTACTGCCCGTCCTGAAAGCCGATGTCGTACTGGCCGGACGCGGCCGCGGCGCGCAGCTGGTCGCCCTGATCGGCCGTGAAGCCTTGGGAGACCTCCGGCTTCTCGTCCCGAATCCGGTTGAACTCCTGCTCGGCCGCCGACTGGTTGTAGGTGTCGACCAGCTCACGGCCAAGCTGCCGCCCCGCGTTAAAGCCCGCTGCCCAGCCCATATCAGTCCTCCAGCTCGCCGTTCAGCTCGATCATGTGCGACCGAACCACAGCCTTGATCTTGGTGAGTTTCGCCACGTACTCACGATGGTGTTCCGGGTGCCGCGCGCGGAAGTACGCCGCCTTGCCGTCGTCCCACCAAGCCGTGCAGCCCATGCACTCCGGCGCGCTGATGGCGCCGAAGAACTTGTAGATCGGGTTGATCGGAGCCCCGACGGAGTTCAGGTACGAGAACACTTCCTCGTGCGACCAGTCGCGCAGGGGGAGGATGACGTCGTAGAACTCGGTCCGACCCTCGACCGGAATTCGGCCCGTGTCGGCGCGCTTGGTCCCGCGGATCACGGCGTCCACCCCGTCCGCCACCATGCGGTTGTGCATGGGGAGCATCAGGTTGTGCATGCAGCAGTCGAACCGGTTGGACAGGCGGATGTCGCTCAGGCCGTAGGCGATGCCCAGCGGATGCGTCGAGGCGGGCACGATGTCCGACGGCAGGCCGTGCTCGTTGCGCCATGCAGCGACGTCCGTCTGGATTTCGACGAACCGGGGAATCCACGGCCGGACCTGCTCGATCACGTTGAGCGTCTCGGACGGCGTGTCGCCGGGGTTCACCCAGTAGACCGTCAGCTGGTCCAGCTGCGGCCGCAGCAGGTACAGGCACGCGAGCGAGTCTTTCCCGCCCGAGAAGTGCAGGGCGGGGTTTCGGTAGCCGGACAGGTCGAGCATCAGATGAACGCCGCTGCGATAGTTGCGCCCGTGCCCAGCAGGCTGCCGTACATCTCGCCCTTCTGGTTCTGGCCTTGGTTGTAATTCGTGGCCTGCGCGCCGTACATGCTGGTCGCGCCTTGGCCCATCTGGGAGGCCGCGGTGCTCGCGGCGCCGAAGCCGCTATTCATGCCGCCGAGGCCGGAGTTGGCGAGCTGCAGCCCCATGCCGCCGAAGCCGGCGCCGGCGCCGGTCGTCTGCATGCCCATCGACGGGTAGCCCGACAGGGCGTTCACCACCCGGTCGGTCAGGCCGTACTCCTTGTCCTTGGCCCACAGCCGCGCGCCGGTCGCCGCGCCGGCGTCCATCGCCGCGGTCTTGAGCGCGCGCTCGTTCGACAGGGCGGCGAACTTGCCGCTGTTCGGATTCACGCTGCGACGCATCAACCCGCGCTCCTGCGCGCCGAACTCCCGCGCGGCCGCGGCCTGAACGTCGGCGCGCGCACGCGCGGCGAACTGGTCACCTTCCTTGTCGGCGTTGAACTCGTTGAGCTGGGACAGCTGCATGTCCTGCGCGCCGGTCAGCTGGCCGCGGCGCCCGAGCGCCCACTGGCGATCCTCCTGCGACTGGTTCCACGCCTGCCGGGAAGTGTCCAACCCGAACTGCATCTGCTCCTTCTGGATCGGGAGCATCTCGTTCGAGTTAGTCATCATCTGCTGGATGGCTTGGTCGCTGTAGCCCATCGAGCGAATCTGGGCCTCGACCAGCCTCGGATCAGGCGGCGGCGCGCTGCTGCCACCTTTGCCGCCGCCGTACAGGATGAACCCGCGGTCGCCGAGGTAGTCCGTCAGCTTGCGATACAACGGCTCAAAGAGCCAAGCCAGAAATTCACGCATAGCGGCAATCCTCTCGGCGCATGACGTAGATGATCACGTCGCCACCATCAGGGGCGGCTTCTGATAGGCGAGCTTCTTCCTTGAAGCCGAGATGCTCGTTGAACCTGCGGGCCGCAGAGTTGCTGGCGTTGACGTAGCCGCTCACTCTCTTGACGCCGCAGATGTTGAATGGGTAGGAAAAGCAGGCAGCGAGGAAAGTGCGGTCGAGCCATTTCGCGCCGGGCGTGCCGGCGACGTGCATCCACAGGTTCTGGCCGTTGAAGCCCTCATACAACACCCCAGCAACCAACTCACCGCCCCGGCGCAAGCCTATGGCTCGCATGCCTTCGGACTTCCCTAGCCCCTGAACGTGGTGCTGCACGAACGGCAGAACCTCGTCAAGGTCGTACACCAGCTCACGAGAGCTAAGTATTCCGGTCACGATTATGGCAGCTGATTGCGCAAAACGGTGATCTGGTCATCCAGCGCTTCGAGCGCCTGCCGCGCCTGCGACTGGTTCCCGCGACCAAGCGTCAGCTCCCTGACGGAGCGAAGTTGCTGGCGCTCAAGGGCAGCGATCTGGCGCAGGATGGAATCTCGCTGCGCCTGCACGGCCTGCTCCGGCGTGCGCGCATCGTCCCAGTCGAGCGTGTTCCAGTTCCACTGAACCGGATGCGCCGGCCGCGCGCGCCGGCGCTCGGCCACTTCTGCGGGGAGCTGCAGCGCTACGCCACCAACAACCCGGTGAGTCTCCGGCGCAGCGTCCACGCCAACGAGACGCGCCAGTCCCGGCGCCAGAGGCGCATCGACGATAGAGGGCGTGCCATCAATCGGGTCAGGCGCTGAGCCCGACTGGACAATTTCCCCTGTGGTGGTGTCGTAGACGACGTATCTCATCGCTTACCCAACTGCATCGTGATGACGTGCGGCGGCAGCTGCACGTAGTTGATTGTCAGGTTCTCCCATACGACATAGACAGTCCACCAACCCACTTGGTCGGGGGTATGAACCCATGCCAAGCTCGCCGGCATGAGACCCCACTCGGTAGAGCCGTAGTCACCCGAAGCTGCGTACACAACACCGCTGAAAAGGTCGAACGTCAGCTTGTTCTCGTAGCGATACGGAGACGGACTCCTGATCCACACACGGCACCGGCACGACGACGGGTTAGGGCCAATCTGCGCCCCAGCAATGCCGACGTTGAACAGGATCGGCTGAAACCCTGTAACCGAGTCGTACGCCTCAGATGGGACGTACAGGTCGCAGTAAGCAGAAGACGGTCCGCCGCTATACGCCGCTGCAACTGCAGTGATGGCTTGCCCGGCAACTTTCAGCGTGCCGATGGCAGCGTTCTGAATCTTGGCGGACCCGACAGCAAGGTCAGCGATCTTGGCTTCTGCGACAGCCAAGTTCCTGATCTTCGCCGTGCTGATCGAAGCGTCGTTGATGAGCGCCGTCCCGATGGCGGCGTTGTTCATGAACGTGCTGATGTTTCCGGCGATCACATTGCCGTTGGCGTCATAGGTCGCCGACAGCTTGTTGTTGGCGGTGATCGTGGTGAACGTCCCACCGCCAGCATTGGCAATGGTGATCTGCCCGGAGCTTTCGTTCAGGGTGATGAGGTTGTTGGAAATCTGCGTGCCGGGGCCGACACTGCCGATGCCCTGAATGAAGCCGGCGCCGTCAATCGTGATCTTGTTGTTCTGCACGACCACGCCGGCGGTCCCGGCGCCGACCAGAGTGCCGTTCGCGTCAATCGTGATTGCGCTGTTGGCGACCGGAGTGTTGTTGCCCGCACCGATGCCGCTGATGACTCCACCTGACACCGATATCCGGTCGTTGGCGACAGTGGTGTTGTTGCCGGTCCCGATGCCAGTGATCTGCCCGCTGGCATTCACCGAGATGTAGCTGTTCTGCACCAGCTCAGAGTTTCCTGTGCCGATGCCGTAGAGTCTGCCGCCCGACAGGTAGACCTCGTTGTTGTAGACCCCGCTCGGCACGCCAGTGATCGACGTCCACGGGATGCTTCCGCCGGCACCGAAGATCAGGTTGTTGCCGGAGTCGTAGATGCCGATTGACGCGCCGTCCCACTGGATGCGCGCGCCGGTCGGGTTGCCCACGCGCCAGCGGTAGCTGCCTATATACAGCCCGGAGAAGAAGCCAGTTCCCGAGATGTACGTCGCAGCGTTGCCGCCAAGGATGGTGCCTTTGAACTGGCCGTCAGTCGCCCACACCGTCCCAGTGAACGACCCATTCTCTGCGTACACCGTGCCACGCACAGTGACTTGGTTGAAGATCGCAATGCCGCTGCCAAGAATCTTCCACCCTTGGTAGTTGCCCGGCGTGTCAGTGAAGATGGCCGACTGGATCGTGCGGCTGACGTCGATGGAGCCAGAGCTGATCTTGTCCGCCGACAGCTCGACGACGTGCGCCGTGGTGATCTGCGCATTGCCGATCATCACCGAAGTGATTGTGCCGTTCCTGATGAACGCCGTGTCGATGTAGACGCCGGAAGGCACGGCTTGGCCGTTGATCGTCGTCGGCGAGACTTGGATAATGAACGGCAGGTTCGCCGTCGGAGTTGTGTCCCACCGGCTGAGTTCCGCGTTCCAGTATTTCGTGACCGTCGGCGACTGGCTGGTGTCGTTCCACACCATGCCGTCGTAGCGATCCACTGTCGGTGGAGTGGGGCTATTGATCGCCGGCGGCGCGACCCAGAACCGGTCAGCGCGAACGCCGAACTGGCTGCGCGGCGTTTCGTTCTGCGCTGCTTCGCTCGCCAGCCCGAAGCCCGACACGTGCCCTGCGAGATCAACCTTGACCGTGTACTGCGCGTACAGGTTGCCGTCGTTGTCCTCGCGTGCTTGGGCTTCTTCAGCAATGCGCGCGTTCACCGAACCCGCAGCGTTGCCGTCAATCAGGTCGATTCGCTCACCGAGCTTGGTGTACAGCTGCGACTCGGTGATCTCGCCAGTCAGGGCGGTCAGCAGGAGGTCGACGTCATAGCCCGTCGTGATCGACAGGCCGTTGGTGCCACCCGCCGGGTCGACGCTGAGCACTTTGTCCTTCGTCTCCCACTTGACCCATACATGCCAAGTGGTCTGCGGCGGGCTGGCGAAAACCCAGACGGTCCCTTCGAACTGGCCGATCTCCACCGCATCACCGAACACCGGCAGCGCGCCGCTGGTGTACTGCTTTGCGTAGACGCGAGTGCGCAGGTGGCCGTGTCCGACCGAGTAGGTCGCCGGGTCGACCGTGACGAACACGAAGTCGATGCCCGCCGCCAACTTGAAACCTGTTGGCGTTGGCGGAGGTGTCAGGTCTTCCTCATACGGCGGGTCTATGGGGCCGCCGCCGGGACCCGGACCGCCACCGCCGCCCGGAATGCCGTCACCGATCTCCAGCTGGGTCGAGCCGTTCTTGAACCGCGCCAACCCCATGTCGATCAGGTCGCGCACGGTGATACCGCGGTCGAACTTGCTCCCCTGACGACCCAGATAGGTCATCACGGTCTCGCGCAGGCGCTGCTCGAAGTTCGGCGACTTCGGGCTCGGAAGGTCGGTGCGCTGGTCGCCCATTACGCTTCAGCCAGCTCGGTCATGCTTCCGGCCATCGCCGCGTACTGCACGGGATTGCTGCCCTCAATCTCGATCTGCCAGTCCATCGCCATGAAGCCGGCCGGCAACCGGAACGGGTTGCGGCTTGCCACCGTCTGCGTGTGCTTGAGCACGCCGTCGGCGTACATCCTGAACGTGACCGGGTAGGCATCTGCCACGACTTCGGCGCACGCGAAGCAGATCGGCCGCGTCTGCCGGAACACCTTGCTGCGGAACCGGTACGTCATGTCCGTGCCGGCGTCCCACCGCTGGATGCTCGCTCCGTTGACGACGTACAGCTGGTCCTGCAGCTCGTCGAAGTGCGCGACGGCGTACCCCGTGTCGAGGAAGTACAGCCCCGTCGGATTGTTGGGGTCGATCATGAACCCCTTGCGACCGCTGCCATCGTCGTAGCTGCCGAAGTACAGCCCTTCGTACATGTAGCCGATGATGCTCGACGGTTCCATCGCCTGCCAGTCGTCGCGAGTCATGAGGCCTGCGGTCAGCAGCTTGGCACCGCCTGAGCCAAACCAGCACAGCCCGTCCTCGCTCGACCACGCTACGCCGTTGCCCATGCTCACGACGGATTTCGCAGAAGCACAGCCTTGCGGAATCTCCAGCATCTGCTGGTCCATCGCCTCGGGACTGGACCCGGACACCAGCACCGGACGCCCCGTCGTCAGCACGAGCAGGCTCTGGCCGAATACTCCGAGTGCAACCGGAATGGAATCGGTTGGCACCACGTCGTATGCAACCGGCCACGCATAGGGCACGTACGCCTCGCAGAACTTGACGGTGTTCTCGTGGATGCCAGCGAACATGCCGTTCCACAGCGACGTCAGGTGACGGAGGCTCGCCGGCGGCGGCAGCCATGAGGTCGTCTCAAGCAATTCACCGAGCGGACGATTGTCATCCACGACCGAAGCCGTGCCGTAGGCAACCTCGCGCAGGAAGTAGTAGTCGGTCGCCCCCGTCGTGCCAGTCTGCGTGCGATAGATGCGAATGAGCGTGACGTTGTAGTTGCCCGCGGGTGCGCTGTCGAACCCGCTGAGCGTGATCGTGTCGTCGACCTTGCAGGTGATCGAGGTTCCGACCGGGCTCGGTGCGCTCTCCCAGCCCCAGTCGTTGACGAAGGTGTAGACGTAGTAGTACGTCATCAGGTCTTCCGACACCCCGCCGGTGGCGTTCTTGGTGAGGGAGATCGTCGGACCGGGCAGGCCGAGCGGACGGCTGGTCGTAGGGTACGGTGGCGAGTTCAGTGCCATCGTGTTGTTCGTGACCTTCGGCGCCCCGTCGCCGGTGTAGTAGGTCCGCTCCGTCGAGTCACCCGAGTCGAACCCGAGCACGGCATGCACGTCGCCGGTCCAGCTCAGCCAATACTGTGCGTCGCTGGCGACGTCGCGCCCCATGCGGTAGATCGTGTTGCGTCCGGCAGGGATGGTCGCCACCGTGCTCGGCGTGCGCCACGGGCGCAGGTCACCGCGGCCGGGCTTCTGGTTGCGGCTGGCGACGCCGACGGTCGGCTGCAGCAGCTTGGGCTGGAGCGCCCGGTTCTCGCCTTGGAAGCCTTCCAGACGGATCAGGGCCATAGGTCAGTACCGCTTGGCAAAGACGGCGCGCGGCCCGGCCCGGCCGGTGCGCACCGCGAGGTTGGCTCCGACGCGCCCTTTCAACGACTGCGCCATCGCGTGCTGGATGCCGCTGTGAAACAAGCGCAGGTCGTTCTTCGCGTCGCCGGTGAACGGCTGGCCGGGGATGCTCTTGATGTAGGCCCGCGCGCCGGCGGCGATGGTGGTCAGCCACTCGTTGTACAGCGCGTCGGGCACGGTGGTCGCGTCCCGCGTCGGGACGACCGCCACGCGCGCCGTGAAGCCGTCGGTGATGTCCGCAGACGGCGTCGGGAAGACGGTGATGTAGTTGCTCTCCGCCGCGTAGTGGTAGGTCGACGGCCCCTGTTCAGCGGTCTCGGCGACGAACGCCGTCGGCGTGTAGACGCGCGACTCGGACACCGGCGCCATCAGCGTGTTCTGGTACCAGACCGCGTTGATGTAGCGGATGGCGAGCTGGTCGCTCGACAGGGTGAAGTAGACGACCGACTCGCCCACCTCGGCGTCGGCCTGCACGGTCTCGACGATGAGCGACGTTGCGGTGCAGAAGTCGATAGCGGCGCTGCGGATCGCTTCGTCGAGGGTTGGGGTCGGCGCCGTCGGAACGTGCGTCGCCACGGAGGAGTGGAACGAGGACAAATCAGCCACGGCTGCCCCTCATAGAAAAATGGGGCGGAACCCGCTGGCTCCGCCCCATCATGCTACACGCGAGCGTGCGATTAGTCGCCGAGCGCGACGAACCAGCGGCCCGCCGCGACGCAGCGGCAGTACGCCGCTTTGGTCGCCGCGATGGAGACGCTGGCGTTGGCCGCCGCCGCGTTGAGGTACTCACCCGAAGCCGGGTAGAGCAGCAGCGCGTTGGTGCCTTGGTTGTTGAACACCGTCACCTCGTCGCCGGAGGTGCCCGGCGGCAGCCGGCAGCCATGACCCGCGCTGACGGTGGTGAAGATGTTGACGTCGGCCGCAATCGCCGCCGAGTTCGCTTGCGAGGTCGAGCCGGCGCCGGACAAGCCGGAGCCGACAACGCCCTCTTGAGCGAGGTGCGACGGAACGCCGAGACGGACTTTGGTACTGGTCAGCATTGTGTTTCTCCTGAAAGGGGTTCAAAGGGGGGCGAACCCCCCTTCGTTTATCAGACCGCTTCCAGAATGCACATTGCATCCGGCTTGACCAGCTTGCGACCGTAGACCTGCAGGCCGCGCACCAGATCGCCAAAGTCCTTCGGGTTGCGAAGGGTCTCGGTCTTCGTCATCTGCGACGCGAAGGCCATCGCCGACTTGTGGCCGGCGAGGATCGCGCGACGGACGACGGCGGAGGCCAGCGTGCCACCGAAGAAGTCCTTGGCAGCGGCGGTCGCGCGCGGCGTCTGGTTGCTCACGTAGACCGTAAAGCGGTCGATGCGGCCGATCATGCCGTTGCGCACCGGGCTCGACGGGTCGCCGGTGAACTGCACCATCGACAGGTTCGACTGCAGGAGCAGCGTGCGGGTCAGCGGGTCGATGACCAGCCAGCGATCCGACTCGGGCACGTTCGCCTCGTCGAGCACCGACGCCATCTCCAGAATCTTCTGGAGGACGTTGGCACCCGTCAGCGCCACCGGAACGAGGTACGTGCCGAGGTTGAACGCGCCGGACTTGACGCCAGCCGTCGCACCGCCGTTCTTGTTGCCGACAGCGGTGCCACCGCGGACGATGTCCTCCATCTCGTCGGCCATCGCGTTCAGGCAGTCCGCGTCGATGGCGACTTTCATCTGCTCGCCGGCGTCGGCGGAGAAGGTCTCCATCATCGGAATCTTCGACTGGTAGGCGAAGACGTCCGACACTGCGAACGCGAACACCTTGCCCTTGTCGATCTGCAGCTCGACCGCGACGGGGTCGGGCGCTTGGTACGTCAGTTCCGTACCAATCGTGTAGTCGCTGATCGAGATGTCGGGCGCGGTGTTGATGACCACCTTGTCGCCCATGTTGCTGATCTCGCCCTGCCAGTCGGTGTTCGTGATCGCGGCGAAGGTCGACGCGGCGTAGAACTTGGCATTGAGCTTGGCCGACCAGACGGTCGGGATGAACGAACCGGAGTAGCCGACATCTGCCGTCGTCGTTCCGCCGATGGTCGGGCTGACGGAGAAGTTACTGCCGGTGATGGAGGCATTGGAGTCATTGACGCCAAATACCTTTGCGGGGGTCAGAGTTGCCATTTAGGGCTCCAGTGGTTTGACTTTGCCACCGCCGGAGCCCTCGCGGGACTTACCCGCGCCGTACTCGGCCCTCGGAGATGGCGTTGTTGATTTCAGTCTCGATCCGCTGTTGCTCCGCTTCCCGCCCTCTGTACCGGCCGCGCGCAACGTCGTTGTAGAAGTCGGTGATCTGCTTCTCCGTCAACAACACCTTGCTGGCCTGCATCGGGGGCGCGACGCTCGCGCTCGCGGATGGAGACACCTGCGTTTCCAACGCCGAAGGGCCGGGAGGAGGCGCCTTGGGAGCCGTCAGCTGCTTGAACATGAGAAAGATGTTCGAAACCCGCTGGGCGTCGAACCGCTGTGCGGCCGCTTCCAGCGCTGCCTGCCGAGCAACACCGTAGACCGGGTCGACCTCGGCCAGCCATTGCAGGAACTGCGGGCTGACGTTGACCTGCTCCCAGTCGGGCACTGCTTGGCTCAGCTTGGTCAGGAACACCTGCTCGGCAGTCGCTGCGGAGGTTTCAGTCGCCGCGGTGACGCCTTGCTCAAGCCTGCCTAACCGGCCACCAAGGGTATCCAGCTCGGACTTGAACGCGGCCAGCATCCTTTCGGTGTTGCGCATGACCATCTCGACCAAGTCCTTGCCGAAGTCCTCGATGTCCTTCGGGTCTGCCGTCGGCTTCTCAGGCTGCTTCGGAGCCTCCGCTGGGGGCTGCTTGATCTGGCGCTCCAGCGCGTCGATGCGCCGGTCGCGTTCGCTCAGCA